ATCTTTCAAATTTTTAAATTAATATTATTATACCCGGCCACTGAGCCGGGTTTTTTATTGCCCTTCTCTCACCAACTTAGCCGCATCTCGCTTTGCCCCCTTCCCTATGACGTTCTAAGTGACCATCCCTATCAGGTACATCACTGCCAGCTCCAACGCATTGAGTATCAGCCAAGCCTTATCCTCATCGCAATCCATAGCCGCCCCTTCCTGATGATTTTATAACCGCTTACAGCTTTAAAAAGATGCAGCAAAACCCTTTTTATGTCAAAAAGTAAACTTTTTGTTTATCAATGAATACTCATTTAGTTGACACAATAATAAACAAAGTGTTTAATTATCTCGTGGCAACACACCACCCAGGCAGGACGCCCACGAAGTAGCTGCCGGCGAGCATATGAAGCACCGGATGAGGTGGAGTAATTAACGCGCAGTAGGTATTTAACGTTCGGTTAGCCGCCTTAAGGCAAAAATGAAACAGGCCTTGCAATACGGTGAATGCGGCTAAGCGCTCGCGACACAGTTAAAAAACCATCAACCATCAGGCTGGGCGGTGGAAAAAAAGCAGTCGACGTCAGTGAACTGGCTGACGCCACCGGGAGGCACCCGGCACCGTATTGCAAGGTCTGTTTATGAGATTCAGGAGAGATTGAAGTGAGTAAAAACGGCATTCGTTCTCTGGTCATTTCAACAGCAATCGGGCTCATCTTGTGGCCTTTACTCATCATATGCATTGCGGGGGTTATCAATGGTTAATCCAGTACCAAACAGCGGTCGCGCAATACCAATGCGTAATCCGCGCACCGGCGCACCTTGGTCAGTTTCATACGACCATGTTCGCCAGACCTATTTTCATGAACCGCAGGGAAATCTGCGCCTTATCCGCCAGCCCTTTTACTCAAGGGAGCTTGCGCCCTATCTCGTCCCGGCGGGCACCCACTGATGAGCACAATGTTCGCACTGGTAATCACCGTCGGCATGCTTATTGGCGGTAATCAGGATGTTTTGTTGGGTGTATATGGCAGCGAGAAAGCATGTGAGGCAGCTGCTGTTGAACAAGGTGTAAAAGGCGAATGCCTGCCATTGAAAGGCGTTCTGGCTGAACATCCCGCCGGATTCACCGTACAGATGTAGGAGGCGTTATGCAGAAACGATGCGCGTATTGCCGCAAAGCACTGGAGGAAGGAAAAGTTGTGAAGATGACCATTCTCATCATTCACGGCACGCAGTTAGTACCACGGGAAAGAACGTATTGCTCGAAACGTTGTGGCGAATACGACGCCATGGCCAACGAGGCATAACGTAAAACCCGCCGAAGCGGGCTGTACGTCCGGTGCCACCGACCAAAGTTACACCGGAAATTACCAAAACCAATGAACACCCAATGGGCGCTATCAATGGCCCGGGGATTCTAACACCCAAAATTGAGGCTATCACATGGAATATTTTTATCTGATAAAGGCAACTCAAAAATCGGGCAAAGCCGATGCCATTATCTGGCGTTCCGCGAAATCTGAAGCTCGCGCACAGCTACAGTTAGACGTTGACCTGGAAGATGCAGAGATCGAAACCGGGCGCGGCAAAGATTATCAAAAGCCGATTCGTACCGATTTCCCGGTATTTGATGACCTTCCCGCTGAAGGTGTGATTGATTACTCCTGGTGCGAACGCTATCAGCTCGCCGACGACCAGCGCACCTGGCAGATAATCCCGGGTGCAACTGATTCCACCGCCGTTGTTGAAGGTGAGATCGTTAACGATGATTCAGGCGATGGCGATGAGAACTCAAGATACAACATCGCAGAGATGCCCTTCCGCATTCAGCTGCTGGCGCAATATATGGCAGAAGAGGGCCACGTTTACCACATCAGCGTTCCGCATCGCAGCCGCCTTTCCGCCATGGAAATGGATACCGATAACAGTTCTATTCAGGATCTGATTCTTTCAACGGAGAACGAACCTGAAATTAAGAAATTCGATATGCCATCGCTCTGGAAATACACCAGCGCCTGCAAAAAAGTATTCCCGGAAGGCAAACGCCATGAACTCGGCAAACGCATTGAGTTTGCAAAGTTGTGGGTTAAGACAGCTTATGTTGATCGCGGCATTCTCGTAAAAGAATGGGCTTCCGGTAATCTTGTTACCTCGGTACAACGCACTGATGCCGGGACTAATGCCGGAGGCGGTAACAAAACAGACCGCAACCCGGATTATGTCCACACACTGGATACCCTGGATCAAGAAATCGCGCTGGCCACATTGCCAATGGATTTCGATATCTACGATTTCCCGGCATCTATTCACCGTCGTGCGAAAGAAATCATCGCGACCAAAGAAAGCCCCTGGAAAGAATGGTCGGTGGCACTTCGTAGCGTTCCGGGCATCCTGGATTATTCCCGCGCGGCAATATTCGCAATGATTCGCGGCGCTGGTGAAAACGTTCATCATTTCCCGGATAGCCTGCGCCGGTACATCAACTCCTGCCTCACAGAAAGCGTACACGACAAACCGTCAGCGGAAACAATCGCTGCTGCGTGTCATTCGTCGAAAAATGATTCAGATGAAGAAATTGGGCGCCAGCTTGCCGCCGACCGTGGTGAATACGTCGAAGGCATCAGCGACCCCAACGATCCAAAATGGGTACACGAAGACCTGACCAATCCTAAGCAACCTGAAATTGCCAAGGTCAGCGCCGGTATGTACTCCATTGAAAGCCTTATGGGTAATCCATCAGCAACGCCTTTATCGATAGTGGACCAGGTACGCCAGAACACAGCAGAGGGAAAGATTAAAGCCGTTAATAACGAAGAGGCCACCAGCCATGTGCAGATGGAAGAGACTCAGCAGGTCAAAGACGAAGTTGGTAATTCGGTACCAGCAGGCGAAAGCGCTAATGCAGATGCTGAGAAAACAGATCCCGTAAACATGCGAGAAATTCTGAAAGAACATTGCCCGGGCCTGACCGCCGCCGTTCTGAAAGACCGCGATTCTGGCAGCGCTGCCGGGGAAGACACAGCAAAAGCTGAACCCGAAACTACCGCGCCAGCATGGCCTGAATATTTCGAGCCAGGACGCTATGAAGGTGTGCCGAACGAGGTTTACCACGCGGCGAACGGCATCAGTTCAACTCAGGTTAAAGATGCCCGGGTATCGCTGATGTATTTCGAGGCGCGCCATGTATCCAAAACCATTCAGAAGGTGCGATCCCCGGTATTGGATATGGGCAACCTGGTGCATGCGCTGGCACTGCAGCCGGACGACATGGATAAAGAGTTCAGCGTCGAGCCCGAAATCCCGGAAGGTGCATTCACCACCACTGCTACGATCCGCGCCTTTATCGACGAGCACAACGCCAGCCTGCCGCCGCTGTTGAGCGCCGACGATTTCAAAGCATTACTGGATGCACATAACGCCACCCTGCTCGCGCCGTTCCCGCTTGGGGCATCCGTTGACGAATCCTATGCGTCATATGAGCAACTCCCGGAAGAGTTCCAGCGCATCGAGAATGGGACTAAGCATACCGCTACGGCAATGAAGGCCTGCATCAAAGAATACAACGCCACCCTCCCCGCGCCGGTTAAAACCAGCGGCAGCCGAGATGCATTGCTGGAACAGCTGACAATCATAAATCCTGACCTGGTCGCACAGGAAGACCAGAAGCCGCAACCACTGAAAGTCTCCGGTACCAAAACGGATCTCATTCAGGTTGTGAAATCGGTTAAGCCGGATGCCGTGTTTGCCGACGAATTGCTGGATGCCTGGCGCGAGAACCCGGAAGGAAAAGTACTGGTTACCCGACAGCAGTTGAGCACCGCGCTGGCCATCCAGAAAGCGCTGCTGAATCACCCGACCGCCGGGAAGCTACTGACCCACCCGAGCCGCGCCGTCGAGGTGAGCTATTTCGGTATTGATGAGGAAACTGGGCTTGAAATCCGTGTGCGCCCCGACCATGAAATCGACATGGGCGGCCTCCGTATCGGCGCGGACCTGAAAACCATCAGCATGTGGAACATTAAGCAGGAAGGCCTGCGCGCGAAACTACACCGGGAAATCATCGAGCGCGATTACCACCTCAGCGCAGCGATGTACTGCGAAACCGCAGCCCTCGATCAGTTCTTCTGGATTTTCGTCAACAAAGACGAGAACTACCACTGGATCGCAATCATCGAGGCATCTGAAGAACTGCTGGAACTCGGCATGCTGGAATACCGCAAAGCAATGCGCGCCATCGCGAACGGCTTCGACACTGGCGAATGGCCAGCGCCAATCACTGAAGACTACACCGAAGAACTCAACGATTTTGATGTGCGCCGTCTCGAAGCGCTGCGCGTACAGGCATAAGGGGGAAGCACCATGGAAAATAGAAACATAGCGGTAATTGATCAGCAGGCACCCAGCACAATGAATAATGGCTCGTTACTGCTGAATGGCGATGTCATGGATCGCATGATGAAGATTGCTGATGTTATGTCCCAGGGTATTTCTACTGTGCCTAAACATCTTCAGGGTAAGCCATCAGACTGCCTCGCCATTGTCATGCAAGCCGCGCGATGGGGTATGGACCCTTACGTAGTCGGTCAGAAAACACACGTTATCAATGGCACTCTTGGATATGAAGCTCAATTAGTTAGCGCAGTACTGACTGCCACCGGCGCAATACGGGGGCGATTCCATTATGAGTATCGTGGCGAAAAGGATCTGATGGAGTGCCGTGTTGGCGCAATCATTAGTGGAGAAAAAGACATTACATGGAATGAATGGCTCTGCGTTTCGGAAGTAACAATCAAAAACTCTCCCCTGTGGAAAAGTAACCCGAAGCAGCAAATTGGCTACCTGCAAGTGAAATACTGGGCTCGTGCCTACACACCATGGGCCATTTTGGGGGTCTACACCCCTGATGAGTTGGAGCAACGCACTGAGCGCGAAATAAATCCAACCCAGCGAATGACTGTTGAAGAGATCACCAGCGAAACAGCCATACTCGCCAGTACTCAGGAACCAACAGCCAACGTTGAATCCGTTGCTGACAAACTGCGCGACCGGATTGATACAGCAGACTCCGTTGATCAGGCCAAAGCCATCCGCGTAGATATCGAATCACAGAAAGCATTATTGGGTACTGCTCTGTTTACTGAACTGAAAAACAAGGCAGTGAAGCGCTACTACCTCGTTGATGCACGTAACAAGATTGAGGCCGCAATCAATTCACTTCCAAATCCCGGTGAACCTGAAGCCGCAGAGCTCTTTGTTAAAGCTGAGGGTGCTCTCAACGCTGCTAAACGCCATCTTGGTGACGAACTGTATGACCAGTTCCGCATCACCCTGGACGACATGAAACCGGAATACGTGGGCTAAGGGAGGCGGGAGGGTTCGCCCTCCCGGTAACGATATGAGTGAATTAACTAACGATGTACTGAAAGTTGTCGCAGTTGTTCAGTTCAATAAAGGTGAAGCGCTGGTATTAAATCGCCCTGTTAACTTCACCTACCAAAAAGTTGGCAATGACTACATCGGCTCCGATGGCCCATTGACCCGCGCGCTTTATTACTCCCGCGCGAGCGCTGCATTTCGGGCTTTCGCGGGGAGTGAACTAACCCTGCAAATGATAGACGGCTCTGTACAAAAAATTAAAGATCACTGGTGGTCAGGAGTACCGTCTGAACATATCGATGTGGTTGTCGGTGACGTTGAGTCATTAAAAAAATGCTACGTCTTTGGCAGTGCTTCCATTCGGGGTCAGGATTTACAGACTCTGCGTGAATCCTATACAGGTTGTGTTTACCCGTATTGGGATTACGAAAAGGTGATCAAATACAACGATGTGCGAATGGATTTATACCGCAAGCTCTGTCACGAGCAGAGGCGCGTTAAATCACTTGTCAGTGAAGTTAAAAGACTACACGCAACATCTCAGGTGAAAGGAGTCGGGCAATGAAAGAGCGCGGAATGATTTTCAACGCTGAGATGGTGCGGGCCATTCTCGAAGGTCGCAAGACGCAGACACGGCGGATTATGAAGCCGCAACCAATTATCGATAATTTCGTATGTCCCCATGATGGCCCGCGTGGCGGGCACATTTGGCCTAGTAAAAATCATCAATATGCCCTTCATGTAGAGAAAATGCTTCAGAACGGCGAAGGCGGTTGGGAAGGTCTTGCCTCTGATGCGTGTCATTTTGGAGAGATCGGCGATCGCATATGGGTGCGCGAGACATGGGCGACTCTGGGTAACGAGGACGGCTGTTATGTCGATTGGGAAGAGAATCTTTGCAAAGGAGATGAGCGCTCAGCGGCGAGGATTTACCGCGCCAGCTGCGAACAGCGGCCGGGTGATTATGGTCTGTGGTCTATTCCCGATAATGCCTACTGGAAGCCGCACACTAAAGACCTGAAATTTGAAGGTGCATGGCGGCCATCCATTCACATGCCGCGCTGGGCCAGCCGCATTCTGCTGGAAATCACCGATGTGCGCGTGGAGCGCTTACGGAGCATGACTCAAGAAGATGCGCGAGCTGAGGGGGTCATTGCGGCATCTGGTCCGATGGAAGCAGGTTTAGCTTTCCGAGAATTATGGGATTCGATCTACGGCCCAGACAGCTGGCAGGCCAACCCGTGGGTTTGGGTTATCGAATTCAAACGCGTAGAAGGTGGTGCAGCATGAGCCTAAAACACCGTTTACCCGAACTCGAAGCCAGTATTGACCCGGCGGCCTTGCGCGCGGCCGCCGATGAGTATTCCGACCTACTGCTGACGCTGAGCCTATGCATGAAGATGGCCGGCCCCACCCGGGCGAATGTGCGAGCCTGCGCCACTGAATTGAAAAAGCGCCTGACGACCTGGCATAGCCAGAAGGAGCTCAACGCGATTCTGTCCAGTTGGGATCCGGTTGGTTATGTCCTCGGCCTCCGGCGTGAAGCGAACGACAATGCGCGCGCCGTTGGTGACCCCGTAGACGTTTTTGTGTGAGGCGAACATGCGACTGATAAACCGAAGCAAACAATCGCCGCTGGGCCGCCAGGCTTGTGATGCGGCACTTGCAAAGCACGTTGAACTCTACGGCGATTATGGGCGCCAGAAAACAAAACGGACCTACACAGTGATCGTCCAGGGTTCAAAAATCACTGTAGAGATTGTTAATCGTAAATCCAGTTATGTGGCTACCGCCATGAACTGCGCGCGCAGGTTGCGTCATTTGCCTGGGCAATATAGATAAGGAGTTTTTATGAAAAATACATCGCACGCGCATGATGAAATTTTGATAACCGATGACGTTTTGGCAAGGTACAAAATTTCACGAAGCACGCTTTATTTCTGGAGTACCCCCTCCCGAATGCCAGCATACTTCTCTCAGCCGTTCCCGAAACCAAAAATTAATGGCAGCCCTAAGAGGTGGCGGATGTCTGATCTGCTGGCCTGGGAAGATAATGTGGGTATCAAACCAAAGGCTGACCAAT